TACTCACTGGATTCATAACTAGTTAAATAAAGAATTACTAACTAGTTAATAAAATAGAGAGTAGATGAATGTTCAAAGAGGGAGAGTTGTGTCTTTGGAACCTCCTCGCTGAACATTAGTAAAAAGAAAGAGGAAGATGTGTCTTGATAAAGACATGTCTTCCTCCTCCTAAGCCGGCGGGTCCACCCTTCCCTCCGGCTGTCTTATTGTCGGATCTGCCTAAACCCAGGTGGGCACTGACTTTTTACCAGCTAGTTGTCTAGCTTGTCTACGTTGGTCTAAATTCATGCCAAACACCATATGATTAGCAGCTGCTTGAGGGTCATCTAGCCATTCATCTTGCATATCTTGCCACTCTTCTTGCTTACGAAGTTTGACTGTTTCATAGGCAGAAATAGCTAGTGCATCTGTGTAATATTTAACACCTTGTGCTAGACAATCTAATCTGTCGTCATGTTTTACGGCACCTTTCTCCCGACACATGCGTGACATCTGATAGAACAGCATATATAGGAGTCTGTTTTCTGGTGCTTCGTCCTTATTCGAGTTGAAGTCCCATTCCACCACTGAGCGATTAACAATAAGCTTATGTTGATTAAGAACAGGCTCAAGGGTATCAATAATACGGTCTTCTTTTCGGACATTAGCTCGAACCTCTTCAATGTCAATAGCTTGTTTAGTTTGTTGAAGATGTTTACGGAATAGTTCAGCTACAATACCATCACCAAAGTTTGTCTCAATGAGTAGTTTAGTTACACCAAACTTTTTACAACCTCTAAGGATGTCTAGCAAAGTGTTGTCGCTATAACCATCCTTGTAGGCACGCATTTCATGGAGATAGATAAAGCCATTACGTTGACTAAGGAAAGCTGCAGCTGTTTCATCAGTACCACGACCTGATGGATCAACACTGCAAATAGTTTCAGTATATGGTAACCACTCACCTTGGAGTTGCATTGGTTTGTAGAAGTAATCACCAGGAAGACCAACAGTTGGTAGGTCTTTGATTACATTGCTGGGATCGCTACACCACACCACTGAGTCGGGACATTCAGCTGGGTTAACTGCTGTAACAATAAGGTCAGACATCTTAAGTGGAAACTTCTCAGCATCACTCAAGGTTGTGTCCAGCATGAATTGTAGCATGAAGTTGCTACGACCCATTGATGCTTCCCGTTCAATTAGGTCTTCAGAACCAAAACGATCAGGGTCTGTTACATCCCAAGCTTCTACACCAGCATCAATATCTTCTTGGATTTGTGGTGCTAGGAGTCCTTCATAATTGGATAATTTACGTGGATAACGTGCTGGCCAAACAAAAGGTTTGTAGTTACGTTCAGCAAGCTTACGATAGATAGTAAAGGTTGTCTGTGGTGTACCGAGGTACATGATTCGTGAGTCTTGTTTAGGTGTAAGGATAGACTCAGCTTCTGTACATAGTTGAAGGAGTTTCTCCCTCATCATTTCTGTCATTGAGTTACCGGGAACTTCAATGTCATCAAGAATCATTAGGTCTGCACGACTACCAGTTAGCTGACCAGTAATACCTACGGACTTAACAGAAGGTGCTTGGTGAGGACTACAATTAACATCAAAGCTAATGCGTGACCAACGTGCATCATCACTCTTTGGTCGTAGGTGTGCTAGCCAAGGTGTTTCAATAATCAGCTTCTGAAGAAATATAGACATGTTATCAGCACGTTCTTTTGATGCTGAAATAATCATAATTTTCTTTTCTGCATTATTGAAGAGTGTCCACAAGACGAAGGCTCCAGTAATCCATGATTTACCGACTCCTCGGAATGCTTGAATCTGTAGTCGTTTTGGTCCGTGTTGTAAGTAGTCAGCAATAGCGTATTGAGCACGTGTTGGAGAGGGAAGATCTAGCTGTTGCCACAGTGCTTGAAGAAACAGCTTAAAATCGTCTCTAAGGGCTTGTAAAACGTCCATAGGTATATTCTATCATGTTGGTGGGTAGAGACGCCTTAGTGGGGCTTGTAGGCGCCTCTAGTGAGGGATTACAGTATTAGCGGTACATCTTATCACGAATTTCATTCAAATATTCGTATTTATCGGCTGCCATCAAACGTTTGCCAATAATCTTCAATGCTTTGGCTTCTTCTTTAGAAGGTAAGACATTTTCAGTTACATACTGTCTAAACATACGCATGAGTTCATCCGTACTTTTTGCGTTTTCAACCAAATTACGCATAGCTGCAGATTGCAGTTCGCGTTTATCTACACGTCGGCTTCCATGTAAAACACTATGAGGTAGGTCTTCCATATTTAGCATATTACTTAACCTACCACCAAGCACAGCATCCATATCTTCTGCCATAATAAACAAAGCCAAAACATCATCATCATCACCAAGTTCAATCATTCTTTCTACAAATTGATAAGATTCCTGTTTAGAAAAAAGATGATGTTGTTGTTGCCATTTAATATTACCAGTTGAAGTAAGAGGAGTAATTTCGCTTTGCTCTTTAAATTGTTCAAAACGTTTAGCAGATCCGTAAGCTTCAGGGTCTGCAGCAGGATTTCTAGACATACCAGTTGAAACAGTATTATATGCTTCCTCCTGATATTTGGCTTTTTGTTTAGCAGATGCTGCTGATTGCAACTTTTCTTTAATAGCAGCACGACGCATGTAAAAATCTTGCATTTGTGGGACCCATTCAGCGCTTTTAGCTGATCCCTTAGTAATTCCTTTAGGAATATTTTCAGGATCTTTTAAAGTTAGCTTAAACACAGTATTAGGGTCTAGTTGATTGGATAGTTTAACGCTACCTCCACTACCAACCAAAGCCATAGCTGGAGATGGACCCATTAGTGGAAGAGTTGTTGGCTGTACAGGAGCTTTAGGTTTAATGCCCTTAGGAATTACTGGCTTAGCAGCTTGAGAGATTTCAGGTCCTGGGACAGCCAATCCTAAACCAAAACCAACAGCTTGTCCTAAAGCTTTACTACCTGTTGCTTCACCAACCATTTCACCAGTTGCTGTTGCTCCACGTTCAGCAACACCAAAAGGTGTTCTTTCGGCAACATATTCAACACCCTCAGCTATTGTATCTAAAGCTCTATTAATGGGTTGCGGTGTAGCTTGCCGTAGTTGTTGTTGGAATTGTTGAACTTGATTAAAACTAAATCTAATGCCACCACGAATTTTTTGTAAAGCTTTACCGCCTTCCTCTAACAGCTGCTCATTAGTCAGTAACTCCATAATTACCTAATATGCTCTAAAATAAGATGTTCTCTAGTTGTTATCCCAAATGTTTGTCTCATCCACGATAACCAGTTATTACTACCTTTTGCCTGATTACAGTCCCAACAACTGGGAACAAGGTTTGATGTAAGGTCTTCGCCGCCCAAACAGCGAGGACGGACGTGATCAAGAGTGAGTTCATGTAGTTCATAAGTTTCTCCACAATAGACACATTGACAATTGAAGTGCTCTTTAATGGCTCTTCTCCAGAGCCGTTTAGCCTCAGGACTTGTCATGGTTATTAGGTTGTATAGGTAGTGATCAGGCGAAGGCAGTAGCGGTGTCATTTCCTAGAACGGTTTCTAGCTCGGTTCTTTGATGCTTTTTCAAGGACTGTAGATCCATCTTTTTTATGAGATACATCTTTTCCGTCTCCATTTCCGTAAGTTCCACGTTTGCGGTTTTCACGATTTAGTTCCACACGTTTCTTAATTTGCATTGATTTGCGGTTATAACGTGCTTGTTGTTTAAGACGTTTCCTGCGAGCTTCAGGATTCTTTTTGTAGTATTCAGAAGTGCTTTTTGCCATAAAGCCTCGATTGTACAAGTTCAGGATCTACCTTAGGAATGACATTAGCAAGCTTATCCAACGGGTTACCATCGTATGCAACACCGCTAATATCGTTAGTTTTAAGCCAATCACATGCTGCTTTTAGGTCAGATGTGGTAGCTTCTCCAGATTTAATGCGACTAAGGAATTCTTCAGTTACAAGATTATGTAGCTGGTTAAAGGCATCCTCAGTAGCTTTTTTATACTTAGCCATTTTTCATAATCATTTGGTCAAGTTTTTCTTCAATTCGTACCATATGTGCTTCCATTTTATGAAAAGCGTTCTCAAAGTCCGACTTGAAGACATAATGTCTAGCCATTGTTAGTTCAGCAGTGTCAACAC